TTAACCGCTGCATTACTATAATTTACATAAAACCATTGTGTATCTTTTAGTAAGAATTGATTTGCTGCACTTTCATCAACATTTTTCAATTGCCCTTCTAATAAAACTGCACCTTTTTCATCTAAGAAATCTAAGTGCCCACTCCATTTAGAAACAACTACAGGTTTACCTGTCATACTGAATTCTAAAAGAGGTCTTCCATATCCTTCTCCATGTGTAAATGATACAGATGCCTTTACTTTAGGATGATTGTATAACTTCCACATATCTTCCTCACTTAAATCACCATGTAATAAATAGATAGGTGCTGAACCATTTACTTTAGAACTAGCATCTTCGATTTTCTTTCTCATTTCTTCTCTATCTCTTACCGAAAATCCTGCTGATGATGTTTTAAGAACTAATGCTGGTTTTTTGCCTTTACTTCTTGAAAATGCAGATAAGAAAGTTTGGATTAATCCTCCATTATCTTTTCTATCATGATATAATCCTCCAGGTAACCAATGCCCTACAAATAAAAAGATAAAATCTTCTTCGATTTGGTCTAACAATTCTAATCCACCGGTTTTATGATAATCACATCCTTCAAATAAAACTTCAATTGGTTTAGTTAACTTATGTTCAGCTAAAATTTGTTGAGTATCTTTATGCTTTTCATGATAAATGGTATCCGCAATTCCTTTTTTAGAATGTTCGGAAGTTGTAATAATCAAATCCATTTTATTACAACCATCTATCCAATCTTTAGCAACTAAGTTAGTTTCAATACCAGCAGTTATGCCGATATTAAATTTACCCATTCTTTGAAATTCGTTTGGAACGGTTACTTGCACATAGATATCAACCTCTCTATCTACCGATGTAACGGTATTAAGGTTAATCCATTTATGGAATTCATTTTGTGGATTTAATTGGTCCATTGGGCAATTTCCCCACTTTGTTGATACTACCTTAATATCATATAAATCTAAATCTTTAAAAGATTTTAAAAGGTCTCTACTATGGTCTCCGTAGCCACTTCTCGTAGATACTGGAGCCTGAAAAACTAATAATGGTTTTTGTGTCATAACTTTATTTTCCTGTTGAACCGAATCCGCCTTCGCCTCTTTCGGTGTTAGATAATTCGTTTACTTCGTTAAATTCAATTGGTGGATGTGGGATAATTATAATTTGACAAACTCTATCGCCTACTTTATAATTTTCTCTCTCTACATTATCTATTCCTTGTATCTTATTGAATGTAGCCTGCAATTCTCCTCTATATCCACTATCGATTACTCCAACTGAATTACTCAATTGTAAGTTTGTTTTTCTGATAGATGAACGAGGGAATACTAACCCTACAAATCCTTCAGGTATTTCTAATGCTATACCCAATCCATATGTTATAGAACCTAATGTTTCACCTATAATTGTTGTTGCAACTAAATCTAATCCTGCATCTCCATTTTTTGCATAAGATGGAACAACTGCATCAGGATGTATTTTTTTAATGTTTACTTTCATAATATCTTCTTCTTACTTTTGCACCCAATTCTTCATTGTTCGGTGTATCTAAAATTGTTCTTTCGTCTACTGTTATTAGGTTTCTACTACTACCCATATAACACTGTCTACATAATTGTCCAGCTCCTTCAACATATCCAATTCTGAAATCTATGTGAGTTGTTTTTAATGTATCAGTTTCTACTCCACATTGAATACAGGTTTCAAATATATCAAATTCATCTTTTGGAAATAATTCTAATTGCTTTCCCATATTATTCTTTTATTTTAAATAAATCAAATCGTTTTCTAGGTTTCCAATTTTTAAATGCTCCTTCCATTCCATCAATTAAAGTTTGACACATTCTTTTAGCATTATATCCATGTTCAGGAGTCATAAAGAATTCATGTCCTTTCATACCCATCTTCTTTCTCTCTTCTTTAGGGATATCATACCAATATCTCATAGCATCTGCTAAATCCTTAATATCAATTTTATCATCAATAATATATGGTGTAGGAACTGAACCTGTCATTGTTTGTGCCTTAGCCCATAGCGGTTTAACCCATTCTCCATAAGTTACCTTATCCATTGAATCTCTCCAATTATGAAGTGAACCTATTTTAACATAATCTTCAGCAACTAATAATTCACCACTATCCTTCCAACGGAATCCACATTGGTCTTGCAATCCACCGGTTGTTAATACAATAATTGGTGTGCCCGCCATTACTGATTCCGCAGTTCCTAACCCAAATCCTTCATTACCACAAATATTAATTGATACATCTGAAATATTTAAAACTTGATTAAGTTGTTCGGTTGATAATCTTCCTGTCGAAAACTTTATATTAGTAGTAGGAGATAACCTAGCAATAACCGCAGGTAAATCTGTACCATTTTCATCAACGGGCTGAGTATGCATCAGTAATAACACTTTATCTTTTTGCTCAGGTGTTAATGTTTTACAAAATTCATCATACGCCCAAATTACATCCGATGGTTGCTTTCTACGAATGTTTCTGTTTGACCAATGGAATACAAAATCATATTTTTTTCCTTCAAACATTTGATTCTTAAACGCATCTAATTCAGCACTTTCTTCTAATGGTTTGTATAATTCAGAAACTCCATGAGGTACATACGATACCTGCCAATCTTCTCTAGGTACCCATGTTTTCCCATTCTCTAATTTACCAACTCTTTTGGTAATACCATAAGTTTGCTTTGAAATACACCCAATCCAATCACAACTTTCGTAGTAATCTCTGTTGTAGTGAGGGTCTGGTAAATCATCCCAAATATGATAGAAAAATATTGGTGTAGTTTGTCTGATTTCATGCTCGATATCATACAACCATATCCAATATCTCGGGTCTGTAAAGTGTAAGATAGCATCTGGATTATGCTTATCTATTAATTGCTTAACGATACCATAATCTCCGTATCCACTATAAGGGTAAATTGTTACATTACCTTCTGTTAAACCGGCAACTCTTCTTGCATCATCAGATACATCAACAATCTTTCCCTGCTCAGGATGATTAATCGCTGCACCTAACTGAATCCAATCGTATTTGTGAAGAGTACCTAAAACTAATTCTTTTGACATAGTAGCTATTCCACTATGCATTCTTAAATCATCTGATAAAAGTAAGATTGTCTTTCTTTTGTTCGCCATAACTTATTAATAATCTCTTTTTTAAAATTGTGAACCTGATATTTGTAATTCTCCGAATGAGTCTATCTTTTGTTTAAAGATTGGGTCTTCTACATAAAGTGTAAGTGAGCGGTTAACTAATTTTTGTAAACTCATCTTATCATCTAATGTAGTTCTCTTAAATGAAGAATACAAATCTCTAAGGATTTTCACACTTGTTAATTTTACATCCATATCTATCGTTTTGTATTTGTATATATAGATATATATATGTATTTTTGATAAAACGATAAGTTTTTTGAATATTTTTTTAATCTTTATAAAGTGGACAGAGTTTTCTTTCTTTGAACTCACACCAATTACAAGATGTTCCTTTTTTAGTTGGATAATCTATATCTCTATAGTTTCCGGCTTCATCAAACACCGTATTCACAAACTCCATAAATCCATTCCATGCTTTATTTACAGATGGTTTACCGCTTGCTGGCACATGCTTTGAGATACGAGGAATAGGATAATCAGCATCCTCTTTAACTTTTCTTTTTAGTATATGGAATTCTACCTTAATTTTATCCTCACTTATGTTATATTTCTCAGCATAGAATTTTTTGTAGATAAGAATCTGTGCGTTTTTAATTGGGTCTGATTTCTGATATTTACTCCAACCCGCAGTTGATGTTTTGAAATCTATAATTGTAACTGATTTATCCCATGTATCTCTAACGATAACATCTACAAATCCTATGAAATTTACATTATCTTTAATTTGCATATTAAGTGGTAACTCAATAGCAACTAATTCAAATCCTTTCTTATTAAAAAAACTTCCTAATTTAGTTTTGAAGTAGTGAATTATCTTTCTACCATCTCCGTAGAATTCTTCCAACTCTTCTTTTGTGCAAGGAAATTCTCCTTCTCCTAACTTTTCTTTTTCTTTGTTAAAATTTTCAACTAATCTTTTTCCCAAAAGTCCATCTAAATCTAAAGCCATTGCAGCAGTTTTAGTGGTATTATACATTATATCTAAAAAGTGTTGTAGAGTTTCGTGCATAGCAGTACCAAATATCAAATGTATATTTGCATTTGATACAGATAACTTATCTATATAATTTAATTTGTATTGTTGCGGACAAGTTGTCCACATTGAATATTGTGAAAACGAAACTCTTCCCATTGATTATTTTTTACTTTTTTTAACTTTTTCCGTCTTAGGTAATTTTTCTTTACCTTTAATTCCATACTTATCTTTTAAGTATTGTTTATATTCTTCACCTTCTTTAATACAAGTTAAAATATGATAATAATCTATAGCAGTTGATTTAGAACATCCATATTCCTGTTGAAGTAACCCCACTATTTGTTCATCTGATGTTTCCTCTGCTTTACCTTTTATATATCTGAAATAATATCTGCCAGATGGAATTATACCAATTAATAATTTATAAAATAATTCCGGTTCTAAAGTTTGAGTTAATGGTTGCAATTGAGCAATCATATCTACAAAATCATAATTCATCGAAAGAAATCTATGAATCATATAATTGCTCCAAGTCTTTTTATCTTCTTCCGATAAATCTCTGAAGTAATCCGGTTTTTGGTCTTTTGATATTGCGTTTAAATGGTCAAATAATGTCTTAGCCATTAGCTTTTGATATAAGTGTTATAAAATTTTTGTTTAAATTGTTCATACCCAATTCTACAATTTTCTATCCAGTCTTCAGTCCCTCCATCATCGCTTACCCATTTGTAAGAAGTGATAGGTATTTTGAACTCTCTACAAACTCTAGTGATTGAGTATAATTCCATCTCAAAGATACTACAATTATTTAATAATTCCAACTTTTGAGAAGGGAAAGATTTAATTTTATCCTTTGTTATGAACGTTTCAGTTGTGAAGCATTTAACCCCCATATCCATTACAGGAAACGAACCACCATCTTCTTCAAATGGGGTAACTGAATATCTTACAAATGGTTCTGCATCCATATCACCATTGAATACTTCTTTTACGGTTACTAATGTTCCTTTTTCTAATTGGAATGAACCACAACTCCCAAAGTTACACACAAATTTAGGGTTATATTGTTGAATAGCTAATGCAGTTTTATACCCTGCATTTATCTTACCAACTCCAGTATGAATTATCGGTGAACCAAATAGAGTAGTTTCTCCATTTGATTCATCCGGCAATGCACATATGAATAATACTTCCATATTAAATTTCTAATGAACTTTTAGTAACTACAGGCTCTTCAGGTGTAGTAGGTGTTTCTGTTTGTGGTGTCGATTGTCTTCTTAATTCAGCTGGTAATAATTCATCCAATGGTTTCCCACAATTACCACATAATAATACATCCACCGGTAATACAGCATCTTTAGCAGTATTTGCTACGAATCTTGAAATCTTCTTCATCATTACTGCCTGAATAAAGTACGGGTAATTACAATGAGGACAATTCATATCTTGTGCCTGAGATAAATCCACTCTAGATTGTTGTGGAACTCCTGGTTGGTTTCCTAAAATTTGTGCCATTTTGTTTTGTTTTAATTTATATTTAATTTTCTTTTCAAATTTTCTTTTAATACATCATATACCTTTCGATGCCCATTTTCATTTGGATGTGAGTTATCAGGTGTTCCCATTGGTCTATCCGGTAACAGAAACTCTTTCCAAACAGTTGTATCACTACCACTATAAATCGGTTCTATGAGTATATCAGTTATTTTATTAGCCTCATCTATTTCATCAACAAAGAAAAAGTTTTCTTGCCTAAATGATTCATAGAACGCATTTCTTTCATCACTATTTTCAGTTAGAAACTTAATCATTGTTTTACCAAAGAAATTAAAATCTGAAAATTCATAATTTCTATATTCTAACTTATAACCCATAACCGGTACAGGTATATCAAAAAATAGGTGTTCTACATTATTTGCCTTAAACCATTTGTGAACTAAGTATAAAGGATATGTGTTTTGCTTATACAACTCCTTCATATAAGAAACCCATTTGTTATGGTCAAAATCTTTTTTATAAGACCAATAAGTTCTTTCGTAAAAAGGTTTGTAATCTGTCCAATATCCTACCCAATCATCTATTCTTAATATTTCAGGCTTTTCTTTATATTTCTTTTCAAAATCATCTATTGAAAATGTATTGGTAAACACTTCCTTATAAAATCGATTATCATAAAATGGATTTTGTAGAAGGTCTTTATCAATTTGTCTTTCAAAGTATGTAGTCTGAAATAGAACTAATGCGTTCTTAAAAAAATCAATTGGTTTATTGAGTAATACAGTTGCACCTACGATGTTTCCTGCACCACTAATAGATAAGTTTATAAAGGGTACACCTAAGTTATCAGCTATTCTTTGCCCGAATATCTTATCCTTATCAGCGTTCAATCCATATCCGATGGAACACCCCCATAATATTACTTTATCTATAACTTTTTCCATACCCACATTGGTTCACAAAATCTTTTACCTCTTGCTTCCTCCGCTTTTGCTAATGCTTCCTCTGTATATCTACCTTCATCTCCTTCGATAATAGCACCTGCTCCCGCTGAACCAGGTCTCTTCGCCATTTCCATGCCCAAACATCCTTCGTATTCCGCGCCTAATGATTTGATATAATCATTCATTGGATTTGTAATCTCCACATATCCCTTTTCTCTATCGTTTGATTTAGCATATACATCCGCAATATTAACTGCCAAATAACCCCCTTTGCGTAACGTTGGCCATAGGTTATGAATTACTTTGTGTAGGAAATCTTCATTCCATGCATCGATTGATTTATAACGTACCCAACTCTGAGTATCATCATATGAATATCTTTCTACATTGAAGTACGGAGGTGATGTAAATACAATATCGAAGTGGTCTGTATAAGGAGAGAAATCAAAATCTTCAGCCGGTGAACAATGGAATTCTGCTCTTTTATCTGTTTCAAAAAATCCGTTATGTTTTTTATACCATTCCGCCTGTTGATTATAGATTGGATGGTTTTCTTTTCTAGGGTCAATACCTACATAATGTTCTCCATATTCTGATGCAAAGAAACCTGCTACTCTATCACCCCATCCTGCTGAGAAATCTAATACATTCTTACACTCTAAGTAATCGTATAATGCTTTAGCTACATTTGGTTTGAATTGTGCACAAATGTACTTTCTCAATCCTAAACAAGTTCTTAGTGAGTTTCTATCAATCTCATCAAACTTAAGTGTATATAACCCACCCATAAGTGAAACCATAAACTCTTTTGTTTCCCAAGTTCTTTTTGGACCAGGTGAAACAGTTCCGTCTACACTCCAACGATTTGCTTGTTGGAAATGGTTTGATGCTTCATTACCTATATTGTTTCTACTAAAGTATTGTTGCTTACCTCTGAATGTTATTGGATATCTACTCTCCGATGCTTTCCTCGGAAACCACTCCCCTTCTTTAAGTAAGTCTGCCCACCAAGTTCCTTTTAACTTTTTATATGAATCTAATGCATCTTTTTCAGAAATATCAGCATAAGGAATAGGATACTCCATAAGAATAGTTGCTAATGTTTCTTTAACATCATCTATAGCAAATGTAGTTTTAATGTAAGTCCAATCTTCTTTTGGTATGTGAAGATACGGCTCCATTCCTTTGTATTTATCTAAATAATCTATATACATAATTTTTATTTTTAAGCTCCTACATTCCAAAATAATGAATCTGGAGAAGCCAATTCTTTAATATGTTTCCATGCTTTACTATCATACGTTAATGAAGATGGAAATGGAGGTCTTTCTTCTATAGGGCAAGCTTTATGAAAAGGCATTCTTTTTGGTATTGTTATGGCTCTACCCATTTCTTCTGTGGTTGTACCATGTCCAATTTGAACACCATATACTTTTGCATCGGGCCAAGCCATTTGCAATCCTCTACTCAATACCCCACTACTCATCACACTCCAAACTTCTTTTGGTTCTATTAATAATCCTTTAGCAAAGTTTGCAATAGTCTGAACTATAATTGGATGGTCTAATCCAAATGGTAAACACATAGTTTTATCCCAACCTAATCCTTGCCTATCTCTAGCTCTTTTATTTATAACCGTCAACATTCCCATAGGAACTTGATTAATTTCAGCACCTAATGCTTCAGATTGTTTTGTTAATTCAGTTTTTTCGTCACTATCAGGAACATAGATAATTGCTTTCTTTCCCAAATCTTTACACACATATGCGAGAGCAAGTTGTGCATATCCTTGTCTAGGTGAAGCATATACCCAATTTTCTATTTCAGGAAATCTCAAAACATAATTATAAGCTGCTCTTCGTTTAGTTCCACCTGGTAATAAATCTTCTCTAACTACATTTATACCTTCTATGTTTTCAATTACAATAGATGGTAAGTTAATTTCAGTATCTAACTGCTTATAATCAAAATCAAAAAAATCAAATTGTTTCATTTAGTGCTTCTTTTTTTTTGAAATATTTTAGTATTATAATTTTACCAAACGAACCTGATAATAAAAACAATATAATCGTTAACCAATCACCCTTAAGAAAACTGTCTACAGACCAAGCAGTTGATGCTATCCAAAATAGTGTTTGTATATTAAATAGTATTACGGATTTTGTTATATTATTTTCAACAACCCATTTGATTTCTAATACTTTAAAAACTGCTAAAGCTATTTGAGAAAAAATTACAAATCCGTAAACTATATATGGATGCATTATTTAGATAAAATTTGTAATACAGTAATTATACCTGCCATAAATTGTATTTCCTTATCAACTACCAACGCATCTTTTGAGGTTGCTTCAGCTAATGCCTGAATTACAGGAGCCGTATTACCTTTTGCATAATCATCCAATTTATCATATAGATAAGAATATGTATCAGTAAAATCAGTTACTCTATTATCAGCAACTAATTGTCTAACATTCATAAACTTATTTCTAAGTTCATCCTTTGATTTAAGTATTTCTACTAATTTAATACGGAAATCCGAATCTACGATTGTAGCACTATCAGTTTTTAATACACCACCTACACAAGCTAATTGACAAGTGTTGATAATTTTTCTAATATCAGGATAATAACCATCTACTATAGGAACTAAATCAGCCGGATTAAATTGAATATCCTCTTTCTTTAATATGTTTGCAATCTGAATTGCTACATCTTTTTTAGTTGGAGGTGTAATTGCAAATGATTGACATCTACTTTGGATAGGTAAAATGATTTTTTCAATATAGTTACAGGTTAAAATAAATCTACAATGTCTACTAAATGTTTCCATTAAGTTTCTTAACAATGCTTGTGCGTTTGGAGTCATATAATCAAACTCATCCAATATAACAATCTTATATTTTTTGAAACCAACTCCACTTGCAAAGTTTTTAACCTTATTTCTAACCGTATCAACATTATTTTCATCCGATGCATTGATAATCATAACATCAGATTCTATGTTTTTTACAATTAATTTAGCTAAAGTAGTCTTACCTGTTCCCGCTTTACCAAAAAACAAAAGGTGAGGGATATCACCACTTTCGATATATCCCTTTACCTTTGCTTTAAGATTTTCATTACCTACATAATCATCTAAATGTATAGGTCTATATTTCTCAACCCAAAGTGAATGAACTTGTTCTTCGTTTTGTTCAAAAAAACTCATACTTTGTTTGGATTAAGATTAAGATAATTGTACTTCTACTAAATAATATGATGATGTAAACCCATCTACTGCAAATTCAACATGAGATAATCCATCTTTAGATACCGCCAAAGTAGCTTTATTTGCTTCTTTATTAGCAGAAAGGATTTCTTTAAAGTATTTTGCAGAGAATGAAATTGGTTTAACTTCTCCATCATAATTATCATTTACTACTAACTCAACTCTATTGGTGTTGATATTAGAATATCCGATAACAATTTTCAATTTACCTTTTTCCGTTAATACAGTGAAGTTATCAATATCACTCAATGCAGATTTTGCTTTAATGAATTTTTCAATAAAGTTTGAATCCATATCAATTACGATATTAAATTCAGGTAATTGTTTTAATTCAGGTACATTTGGGATTACTGCCAAATCCGCTAATTGATACTGAACCGCTGTAGAATCAGATGTTAATGAAAGAGAAATTGGTTTTTCATCAATTTTCTTTAATGTTAAATTAACATCATTTCCTAAAACGTTTAATAAACTTTTTAAGGTGTTGGTGTTGTAAACACCAATGCTAGAATCTTCAAATTCAAATTCATTTAGAGTAACTAATCCCAAAACAGTTTTATCATCTGAAATAAATCTCGTGCTTAATGTTTTGTTTTCTGAATTCCATTGTACTGATTCTACTAATCCCGCTAAATTATATTTTGAAATAAAGCGGCTCAATCGATTTTTGTCCATAATACTTGTTATTTGTTTTAAATTGTTTTATATATTGTAAAGATACGAATTTTATTGTTAATTACCAAATTAAAATGAGAAAAATTTGTCGGATTTGGTTAATTTTAGTTGCAAAGTACCCCATCCTAAAGCTTTATAAAAATCATCTAATTTATTCTGCATTTCATGCTCAAAAATCTTATCATAATCTATGTAATTTTTGATGAAAGTTTCTATTACATCCGGGTCATCTGCTCCCTTAAATGCGATGGTTTCTAATCCTAATGGGTTTTGCTTAAGATATACCCACTTCATTTTATCACCATTTCTCATAGGTGAATATTTGAAACCGCAATTAAAGTGTTTCAATAACTGATTATAAGTCCATGCTGCTTTAACGTGCGCAGGAGTTCCTTTAAGAAATTGGAACATAGCTCCTTTTTCAGGAGTATATTTTGATAATTCTTTTACTGAACTACTTTTTGCAATATTGTATGGTTTAACTAAAGGTAATGAAGATTTGAATGTTAGAATTCTTTCAGTTATAACATCTTTACCATCTCCTTTTAGGATATCAATAAGAGTTTGTTTCATAAAAACTTTGAAAGATTGTGGAAATGAAGAACGAACTACATCCAATCCCTTTACTTGCAATTGGTCACATTTAATACCATTTTCTGCAATAATCCATTGTGCATATCTCTTCTTTGCTACCCAAAATCCAGCTTTAGATACAAACTCTTTTTTAATCTGTAATTTATGTACATCAATATTAAACGCCTTTGAAGCCAACATATCATAAAAATTATTTAAGAAATTTTGGCTTTCTCCTGCAATAGCATCTACTTTTAAAGCGATTTCATCATCAGTTTCATTTTTCCAATTTGGAAATCTATGGTCTAGTAAAGGAACTGATGAAAAGAATACTGAATCCGTATCGATGTATATGTTATAATCTACATCGGATGTTCCTAATTCTTTATTATATTTAATATTTAACATATTAGCAGTATTCTTAATTACAGTTTGACCTGTTGTGGTCACCGCTTCTGCGTTATCAATATCATAGAACCTAAACGAAGGTAATCCTAACACACCATATAATGAATTCAATAAGATTTTTTGAACTAATTGTCTTTTAGCATAGAAAGCATATTGTTCTGCATCACCAGCTTCCCCATATTTTTTTTCTAACTTACGATACTCAACTCTTTTCTGAAACCACTCTTCCAAAATTGCAGGAATACATCCTACTTTATCAGTTCTATATACTACCCCATTTGAAGATACGGAATAATTGTTATCTTTTATAAATTGTTGAAATTTATCTCTTTGAACAGTTTTACCCATAATGGTATAACTTTCATCTAATCCTTTAATATACCTTTCTATATCCCAATCCTCTACTTTAGCCATTTTAGTTTCAGGAGAGATATTCAAACTCATAATGATTGATGGATATAGTGATGTTAAATCCAAATCATAAATCCAATCATGTTTACCAACAATAGGGTCTTTAACATATGCTCCGATAAATTTTTCATCTTTTGCACCTTCATCAATACCTCCACTTTCTCGCATCGAATCCAACATTCTATCGGAATCTTCTTTTTTTAATTTATTTGATGCCACCAATCCTCTTTGTCTAAGAAAACATAAAAGTGCACCTTCCATAATTCTACCCGCAAAAATAAAATCATCATATGCGATGTGTCCGGCGTGACAAATACCTCTTACTAATTCTATAAATTGTAGCTTCTTATCCATATCTACAATCAACCGAACATCTTCTAAGTTATACTCAATAAATTTTTCAATATCATTTTTAAATAATTCATCTAAGTTACCGGTATATTCAACCTTACCCCTACCCAATTCTATTCTAGCAACGGTATCTAATCTATAGTTATCTAATTCTTTGTAGTTATATTTTTGATATAATGTAAGATAATCTAATGCAGAAACTCCTCCTATAAACCATCTTTTACGATATGGTGAAAAGAAGGTTTCTCTAATTGGCGATAATCGTTTTGCCTGTCTATCCCCTAATACATTTTTTAAACGATTATAGAGATAAGGAATATCAAAGAAATCGATATTCCATCCTGTTAAAATAGTTGGAGCAATTGATTCATATATGTTAAGAAATTTAGATAACAAATTTGCTTCATTATCAAATGGAAGAATTTCTCTATTATCAGATTTTGAATGTGTTAATGCTCTATCTTTATCTAAAATTAATACATGATAAAAATCAGATACGGAATCATGCATAGCAATAGAAGTAATTTCATTGGTTGCCTTTTCTGTATCGGGCATGCCACTAATCATTTCTACCTCAATATCAAATGTTAATATTGTATGACCTTTAGATGGTATATCTGAATCAGTATATAAATCCACCAACATACGTGTTACCTCTGGAACATCGGTTTCTAATAATCCCTCATCTTCTTTGGAATATTTAAATACCTTAGTTAATCTTTCTCCATAAATACTTTCCCATTCACCATTTATATCCGGTCTAAAGGCATATCTACTATATGGAACGGTAAAATATCCTTTTACATCATCCCAAATGTGGACAGTGTTTGTGTTTCGTTGGTAATATATGTTTTGGTACAAATTTTATTGGTTTAGTTGTAAATGTAATTCATCAATCATCTTGTCATCATTAGTGGATAACACTTTAGCTCTTTCAATACTTCTTAATTCATGTTCTCTTCTGTAGTTATCATCATTTAACATACAATCCAATAAATCAAAGAAATCTTTTTTATATTTCCAAAATATTCCGTTATCATCTATTTCTTTATAACATCCGGATTCTTGAAATATCATAGGTGTTCCATTCATCATACAATCTGTAGCGGCTACACTCCAACCATAATGAGTTTGTCTCATTTGTACACCAACCTTACATATTTGTAATTTTTTATAATATTCTTCTTTATCGCATTTTATTGTATCTATCCAGGGTTCTTCAGCAACTTCGTTTAATTGAGGTAACCATACTTTAAAATCCTGTCTTCGTTCTCTGTATTCTCGCATTAATTCCATAAACTTTGGAAACCCTTTATTTGCAATACATCTATGATTGAATACAATAATATTTTCTTTTTTATCAGAGGGGGTTTCTATAATTTTGTTTTTATCAACACCCAAATTCCAAACCACTAATTTTTGCCTAAGAATATCAATTACATCAGTACTAAACCATTCTTTTGCTTCTTCAATAATTTTATCTTTTTGTTCCTGAGTATTTAGGTAGCAAACTTTCATTCGTGTAACTTGATATAAAGATACAACTAAGTTTCTAAAATTAGCCAATCTATCCTCCGCATTACAACTTCTCATTTCAAACCAATGAGAATATCCAATTATTTCTTTTTGCGTAAATCTAGCGACCTGAAACCAATCTGGCATATGAGAATATACCACATCATAATCCAACTCCTTTAATAGTCTAATTATTTCTTTTGGAAACAAAACTCTCATAGAAAGAATATTTCCACTAATATCTACAGTGTGTTGGGTTACATTTGGAAAATTTAATCTTCCTAAAGGTTTAGGTAAAATTAAATGAAAGTAGTAATTCCCTCTTTGGTTTAGAGAATTAATATGATTATATATAACGTCTACGAAAGAATCTTTTTCGAGATTCTTAAGGTTAGTTATGTTAGGTATAATCAATACCTTCCGTGCAGACTGAAAGTCTGGTATATTAAAGAAATTCATAATTCGTAACTTATTTATAATACAAAGATACAAAAAATCTTTGATATTAACAAATCTATTTTAAAGATTCATTGATAGCATTTACATATGCTAGCTTTGATTGCATACCTAAGAATCTATCTACTTCTACACCATCTCTTTCAATGATTACAGTTGGTACTGAACGAATTCCATACTTACTAGATTCATCATATGCTTCATCTACATCATATTCTTCAAATTTAACATTTGAAAATTGACCTTTAATTTCGTTCATTACTGGAGCTAATGCTCTACACGGTCCACACCATGCTGCTGAAAATTTCTTAACCGTTATCATATCTTTTCTTTTATTTAAATATTATCCTTCACAACTTACACATTCTGGGTCCATTGCTTTTGCCGCAATATCTCCTCTTAATACCGATTCAGTTCTCATATAGTAAAGTGTTTTTACACCCTGCTTCCATGCTTCTAAGTGAACTTGATTAATCCACTTTGGTTCTGCTATTGCAGGAAACGCTAAGTTTAGAGAAACTGCCTGGTCAATGTATTGTTGTCTAATACCCGCTTGTCTTACTAAATCTAATTGATTAATTTCTTTGAATGTTTTAAATACATCCTTAACTGAGTTACATTTACCTTTATGAGATTCTTCAGTTACCTCACTACATTCAACTAACTTACCATCTAAAAAACACCACTCATCTAAGAAATCTAATCCTAATACAGAACCGCCATCTTCTAAAATTTTATCCCACGTTTCTTTTGTATCAAATCCAATTTTTTTCAATACTCTTCTCAATTCAGGATTTTTTCTGATGAAAGTTCCTTTTGATGTTTGTTCGGTAAATACGTTAGCTGCCCAAGGTTCAATACCACTACTTACGTTACCACTCAACTTAGAGTTTGATACCGTAGGTGCTACTGCTCTTAGGTGAGTATTTCTGAATCCACTTTCTTTACACCATAGTGGTTCACCATATTCGTTTGCCAAATCTCTACTTGCTCTTTCAGATTCAATTTTAATTCCAGAGAAAATTTTACGAGTTTCAAATTGTGCTTGCAATCCTTCAAATGGTAATCCTTTTTGTTGTAAATAAGTGTGCCATCCTAATACACCCAATCCTAATGCTCTACCTCTTTCAGCTGAACGAACTGAATTCTCAAATCCTTTCATATTCTTAGCTCTTTGCAAGAATTCTTCTAATACACCATCTAAGAAAATAGTAGATGTATAAACTAAATCAGTATCTTTCCACTCATCATATTTTGCCAAATTCAAAGAACTTAAACAACAAACGAATGAATGTTGCTCATCAGTATGTAAAACGATTTCAGAGCAGATGTTAGTCATATGTACTTTCAATCCGTTCTTTTTATACATTTCAGGATTTGCTTTGTTTACATTACCCTTATACATAATATATGGTTCACCGGTTGCTTTACGTTTCTGAAGTAACTTACCCCACTTTCTACGAGCTTCCGAATCTCCCTCTTCAACCTTCTTCATAAATCTATCACTAACTACAACACATTGATGTAAGTTTAATGATTGACGGTTTACATCACCTTTAGGTTCTCTAATCTCTAAGAAATCTTCAAAGTCTTTATGTTCAATTTTAATGTTCACCGATGCTGCTCCTCTACGAACACTTCCTTGATTGGTTGCTAGTATGGTAGAATCGTATATCTTTGCAAATGGTACAATACCATCGGATGTTCCGTTGCCGGTAATTTTAGAACCCGCAGGTCGTATCATATTGATTCCAATACCAACTCCACCTCCGTGCTTTGCTAATACCATCAATTCTAAGTTCTTAGAACCAATTTCAAAAATACTATCACCCACATCAATACCGAAACAAGAGATTGGTAAACCTCTATCCGTACCTGTGTTTGATAATACTGGCGTTGCTAAACATAACCAACCTTTCCAAATGTAATCAAAGAATTTTGTTGCCAATTGTGGTTTATCCAATCTCTTAGCAACTGCAGTAGCAACTCTCCAATATGCATCTTTTGGTTTTTCTCCTGCTTGCAAATATGTTTTGGATATAGTTTTTACATATATCTCATTGTTTCCCCAAGAAGGAAAGTCAACATCAACTTCCCAACCGTATTCTTCTCCGTAATTTTTCATAAACTTTTTTTAAAATATATCATCCCAATTTTCACCTTCACCAGCCTTACTATAATCGGTAGGTCTCATAGCGAAGAAATCTGTATGTGTTACTCCACCTGTAAGATGATAAAACCAATCTAATTCAGATGCTTTCTTTTCGTTAAACTCAAAGTAGTCATCTCCACCTTTAATTGGGTTATACCCCAACTCTCCTAATTTTTCATTAACTCTTTTTGTAATGAATTCTTTTAGGTCATTCTTTTTAAGATTCTCTAAATCACCTTGTTCAAAAATTCTATCAATGAACTTATGCTCTAAATCTCTAATGATTTCAGCTGCTTTATAGATATCAGCTTTAGCTTCTTCTAACAATTCAGGAAATTCATTACACATATGTCTGAATAATTGACAACCCATCTTTGAGTGTAGGGATTCATCTCTAACACTCCATTTCATTTGTTGTCCAATTCCTTTTAATAGATTTCTCATTTGGAATGAATATAATACAGCGAATGATGAATACAATGCTACACCTTCCGCAAATGCTGAAAATATAGCCAATGAACGTGCCACTTCAACTCTAGCTTTATGATTAGTATCCAAATCTTTAGGAGTCCATTCAGCAGTTGTGTTTGTTAATAGTTCAAATCTTTCTTTCATAACTTCATCATGCATAAAGCCTGCGAAGTCATCTAATCCCAATGTTTCATTTAAGTATGAGTATGCAACTGAATGAATTGTTTCTTGTGAACCAAACGCCATTGCCATCTGTCTAATCTCATGCTTTGGAAACCATTTAGTAACCATACCTGTCCAATAATCTGATACTGCACATTCGGTTTGAGCAAATCCTAAAAGGATATTACCAACTAAGTGTTTTTCTTCTTTTGTTAAATTTTCATTCCAATCCTTCACATCACCCTGCATTGGTATTTCAGTATGTAACCAAAACGCCTGCATTTGTTTCAACCAACCTTCATTATAGTAGTCTGGGTATTCAAATGGTTTATAGGGGATTCTATCCGTAAATAATTTGCTCATAGTGTAATCTTAATTATGTGTTTATTCAATAGGGTAAGAATAAATACATCACAATCTCTAAAAAATTTTCGGTTCTTTAGAAATCTTTTCTATCGGTTTTTCTTTAGTTTTCTTTAGAAAAATTTTAATTTTCTATTTCTTCGTCTGCCTGTTCTGTAGGCTCTTCCTCATCAAAGATTGGATATTCTGCAAATATAGTTGGAGTTATATCTACTCCTTCATCATTGGATATCTTTAAAGTTAAAATGTTTACATCGATATATTCAGCTGCTTCCAATTCAGTTAGACCAGATTGCATTAATACTTCTACAATTAAATCATAGTGATATACTATTTTAGTAGAAGTTACATCATATCCTACAATAGCATCATCTAATCCTTCTAAAATCGCCATACCGGTCGATACATCATTAATAACATTTAGTTGTTCTTGTGTTAACATATAATATATTTTTTTATCCCATATTATCTACATACTTTTTATGTAGTAGTTGTTTTTGTAATAACTCTCCATTTTTACTTTCTTTACTCGCTATAATTCCATTTGATGAATTAGCCGCATATACTTCAATGATACCTTTGTTAGTGTTCATCTTTGCAGGGAATGTTAATCCATCTGGCCCAAATCTGTTTTTCATAACGTGGAATCTAGCAGTATCATTCAACTTATCCGTATCCTTTCTACTAACTGATATAATCAAATCTGCGTTCATTACTTTTGCATAACTATCCGCAATTTTATCAGCGTGAATTACATCACTTTCAATCGCACTTCTGTTAGTTTGAGATGCAGTCCAAATTGGTATCTGATACTCTCCACCCATTGCTCTTAAATCAATATAGATACCACCTTGTTCCTGATAATCCGAATTGTTCTTTGAGTTAACTGAAACTAATAAATCAGCGTAGTCTATAATTATCAAATCGGGCTGAAACTTAGTTGAACGAACCATATCAATGTGTGCCGCAATTGTGTTTGCAGTAATACCTTTTGGTGGGTAATATTTAATCATCAATCCACCTTTTAGTTTATCTACCTTATCCTTAATCTGTTCTTTATTATCTCTTAACTCAGCTGATGGGATACCGGTAAAGATTGTATCATATCTCTGACCAACATAGTTCTGTGTAAGTTCTAATGTATAATGTAATACATTCTTACCTTGTCTAACTGCTTCCGCACCAATGTGACAAAGAACCCAAGTCTTACCAACTCCAGATGGTGCAACGATTACTCCTAACTCACCAGGCCCTAATCCTCCATCTATTAACTCATCGATTACATCCCAATTAGTTTTAACGGTTCTTCTATTAACCTCTTCAAAACGAACTTCTATATCTTCTTTGTAATCTAATCCTAAATCATTTGATTGTCCAACTTTAACCGCATCTCTTACTAATTTTTCAATCTTATCAAATTGTCCCGTTTGTAATAGGTCAACTGAAGTAAGAATAACATTTTTAAAGTTTTGATTTTTACAAAATGTTACGAATTCATTCTTAACCCATTCAGAATCTCCACCACTTTGTTGTGCATAAATTGCTTTTAACTGAGTGAGAACATTTTGTTGAAGTGCTTTATCGGTGATTTTTTGTATTTCCGTTTTAAAGAAATCAGTAGTAGGAGTATTCTTATATTTGAAAAAGTATTTACGGGTTATATCAACTACCCATTTATTAGTATCAGATTCAAAATACTTTGTTTCCAAAATATCCGAAACTTGCTCTAAAAAAGGTCTATCTGTTACTAAATTAGTTACCACTTTTGTTTGGTAACTCTGCCCGTATTTTGCTAAATTATCTACCGCTTCACTCATACCACAAATATAAGATTAAAATTTGGTATTTCCAAATTATTATAAAACTAAATTACCGAATGATGACCTCAGCCAATCATTAACATCTCCCCAATTTTGTAGTATCTTATATTTCATGCCAAACCCAATGAATTTCATTTTATCCAATGGTTCAACTGATTCAGTAAATCTGTCGTTTATTTTAAGTTTGGTAATCCCGCTAATATCCGGGTCTTCCAATTGCATTATTTGGAAGTTTCTTTCAATTATTTTTTTACTATCTAAAATGGTTTGAAAAACTTTGTATTCCCCTTTTTGTTCTTCCGCTAATCTCATCAGTTCATCTACTGTTAATCTAGCATCAGTCTCTAATACGGGTAATCTTTTAAGGAGTGTTTTTAATCCACATCCTTTTACACCATCTATGTTATCGGATTTATCACCATCCATTACTCTATACCATATAAAGTTTTCAGCGTGAACTCCGTATAATTCTTTTAATTTATCCTTATCAATTTTTTGTTTCTTCAATGGATTCCAAAC